GGCAGGTGCTTAACTCCAAAAACTTCGGAGTCCCGCAGAACCGTGAGCGTGTGTTTATTATCGCAAATCTTAGAAGCAGAGGTAGACGAGAAATATTACCTCTCACAGGAGAAAACGCAGCAGCTCTTAACCAGCTTATAGGCGGTATGCAAGGCTACCGTGTTTATGGGACGGACGGCATCTCTGCAACCCTTGTGGGGAATGCGGGCGGTGTCGGGGCCAAGACAGGGCTTTACTTCATCGACCAGAGCAACCATGATCCGAAGATCACGGATACGGCAAGATGCTTGACTGCCAGATACACAGCCGGGATGACCAACCATTCGGCAATGAACTCAGCCGTGCTGGAAGTCCACCCGGTGCTTACCCCGGAACGGATGGAGAAAAGACAGAACGGCAGAAGGATGAAAGAGGATGGAGAGCCGATGTTCACGCTGACCTCACAGGACAGACATGGTGTATATGTCTGCGAGAAGGCGGATTCCGTAAAGGTCAGAAATGCAACCAAGGTAGGATACGATGTTGCACATGAAGGTGACGGCATCAATCTTGCTTATCCTGACAGCATGACCAGACGGGGAAGGGTCGGGAAAGGATGCTCCCAGACTCTGGACTGCTCCGGGCAGATGGGAACGCTCATGAGGGGCGGACGTATCCGAAGGCTGACACCGAGGGAGTGCTTCCGCTTACAGGGATTTTCAGATGAACTGTTTGACCGTGCATCGGCTGTCAATTCCGATGCCCAGTTATATAAACAGGCGGGAAATGCAGTCACGGCAACCGTGGCTTATGCGGTTGCAATGTCACTGCCGGAGTCCAGAAACTGATGATCCATTTTCTTTTTGGATAGTACCATTATCAGCTTGACTATACGGGCATTCAGAGTGATATATGGTACTACCAAAAGGAAAGGAGCACAGCAGAATGGAGATTATTACAAACGCTGAGAACAGAAAATCATTGGTAAAAACCTTATCCGAGCATTTCGGGGAAAGGGCGGTTTACCTTGGACCACCGAGTTTTGCATACCAGATCGGGAGCATTACGGTGGACAGGGAATCAAAGGTCATTTTTGAAGATGACAGCATGGAAGATGAGATGAGAAGGGTGCTTTTCCAGAATGATGTAACAATTACGGAAGAAATTCCTGAGAGCACGGATGAAACAGCACAGGATGAACCAGTCAGACTGACAATACGAATTCCAATCGGAGATATGACTCCGCAGGGAATCATCAATCTGATGAACATGCTTCATTCCAAGCAGTATCTGATCAACCGCTCCATTGGCGAGAACGGATTTTCCATTTCAGATAGCCTGACAGAAGCACTGAATACACAGAGCTTTGAGAATACAAAAGCGGTTGTGGATTATATTATCGAACACGGCGGATGCGATGGGGTGGCGTTTCTGGAAGAAGATATTATTTTTGCAGGCTTCAGGTATCCACTGGACAGCGAAAGATATCTGCCATATATGGAGCTTGCAGCAGCAATGGTAAAGAAAGCATCCGAACAAAAACGGGTGAATCCCAAAGCTACGGTCGAGCAGAATGAAAAATACTATATGAGGGCATGGCTTGTAAATCTCGGCTTTGGCGGTAAGGAAGGAAAAGAGGTCAGAAATTTCTTTTTAAAGGACCTGAAAGGCCATACGGCATTTCGAACCCCGGCAGATGCAGAAAAGTGGAAAGCCAACCGCAGGGCAGAAAGGGGGACAACGGTATGTTCGGAGTAAACAGACAGACACTGGAAAGACTGAGAAAAGAATATCCTTCGGGAACCAAGGTGGAGCTTATCCACCTTGATGACCCATACCGAAAGATCCCGTCAGGAACCATCGGAACGGTGGAGTTTGTGGATGATGCGGGACAGCTTCATACATCTTGGGAAGGCAACGGTTCACTTGCACTGATTTATGGTGTTGACGAATGGAGAAAGATCAATGGATAAGATAGTAACGGTCTGCTATGGTAAAGAAGAGTCATGGGAGTCGAAGGAAGCTGCGGAGCAGTTCTTCCTTCAGGCCATGATGGGTTCTGACGGCAGCGAAAAGGAACGGTATACGAATATTTACATAAAGCTGCAGATGGGGATGACATTCTGTACGGATGAAGAATTTTAAAGGGAGTGAGTAAAGTGAGAGAAATCAGACGAAAGCTGATGGCAGTTATGAAAAAGCATCATATGGATATAAAAGAATTTGCCGAAAAGTGCGGTATGGAAGAAGGACGCATGGAAAGACTGCTCCACGGAAGGGGAAGGCTTACCATGCTGGAAGCAGGGCAGATTGCAGAAGCCTTCGGACAGACAGTGGAAGAAGCATTTGATATAGAACCAATCTCAATGGAAGAAGTCCGTGAATTCGAGAATACGGAGTTCCACCAGATGGTCACGGAACACCTGAATACGATAGCACGGATACATGGTGTCGGGGCAGCAGAATTTGCCGAGCAGTGCGGGTTAAAGGAAAGAAGGATAAAAACCCTTCTGGCCGGCACGGCAAAGATGACGGTTGTTGAGGCGGTCAAGATTGCGGACGGATTTAATGTTTCCCTTGATTATCTGCTTGGATATTATCCATACCCTCTGCCGACACCGAAGACGGAAGAACAGATCCGTGCATTTGAAATCATCGGCAGAATGAGCCTCGATGAGCTTGCCGAGTATGCGGAGAAAATAAAGGAAGAGGAACAACGGAAACAGCCATAATATACACAGTTTTCCCTTGAAATCTTTGTGCAGTTTATGGGTGCGATATAACTGGATATATGTGTGTTTTAGAGCGAATATGTACCTACCGAAAGGGAAAGAAAACAAACGGAGGTACATACCATGAACGAAAAAACAGCAAGACAGATCGAGGAAATGAAGAAGCAGACCATCGGGGTCGAGGTTGAGATGAACCACATAAAAAGGGAGAAGGCAGCAAGGATTGCAGCAGACTTCTTCGGAACAGGAAGATTTGAATACACGGCATCAAGAAACGGCTACTACACTTGGTCAGCATGGGATGAGGACGGAAGGGAATGGAAATTCCAGAGGGACGTAAGCATTGCGGGACCTGATGAAGAAAAATGTGAGATGGTCACCCCGATACTTCACTACAGCGACATTGAGACACTTCAGGAGCTGGTAAGAAAACTCAGACACGCAGGAGCCAAGAGCGATGCCACAAGGGGATGCGGAGTCCACATCCACATCGGGGCAAACGGACACACACCGCAGACCTTGAGAAATCTTGCAAACATCATGGCGGGGCATGAGAACCTTCTGGCAGATGCCTTAAACCTAGACAGTTGGAGAATGAACCGCTACTGCAAAACGGTAGACCCAAGATTCCTTAAGGAACTAAACAGGAAGAAACCAAAGACGATGGCAGCCTTGGCAGACATCTGGTACACGGCAAATGGGGCAAGCTACGGAAGAAATCAGCATTACAATGACAGCCGATACCATATGCTCAACTACCATGCAACATTCACAAAGGGAACGGTCGAATTCAGACTTTTCCAATTTGATGCACCCGCTGACGGCAAGCTGAACGGACTGCATGCGGGGCAGCTTAAGAGCTACATCCAGCTCTGCCTTGCACTCAGCCAGATGGCGAAGGAAGTAAGGTCGGCAAGCCCGAAGCCGCAGCAGACAGAAAATCCGAAATACGCAATGAGGACATGGCTTTTACGCCTCGGATTCATCGGGGATGAATTCAAGACCGCAAGGGACATCCTTACAAAGAGACTTGCAGGAGACACTGCTTTCAGAAGCGGAAGAGCTGCTTGAAGAGAACAGCCTCCTGCCACCTTGGAGCATTGACCGCCATGTGCGGTCTTAAGGTGGTAGAAGGGTGTTCCCTTCAGAAAGGATGGAGCATTATGGAGAAAAGATATTACATTGCTTATGGCAGCAACCTGAATTTACGGCAGATGAAAATGCGGTGCCCGACCGCAAAGGTCATGGGAACGGCAGTCATCAAGGATTATGAACTGCTTTTCAAGGGAAGCCTTACAGGGGCATACCTTACGATTGAACCGAAGGAAGGCAGCGAGGTTCCCGTTGCGGTCTGGACCGTTACCGAGACGGATGAAGCGGCACTTGACCGATATGAAGGATGCCCGGTCTTTTATTACAAAAAGGATATAGAACTGGATATTAAGGGAATACGGACGGGAAAAATAAGGAAAAGAAAATGTTTTGTGTACATCATGCACGAAGAACGGAAAATCGGGATTCCTTCCCTTTCCTATGTAAGAACATGCCTTGAAGGTTATATCAGCTTCGGATTTGATGAGCATTATCTTTCTGAGGCACAGATCAGGGCAGTGAAGGAGGCAGGATATGAAGACTGAAACATTAAGAATAAGAATATGTCCGAAATGCGGGGCAAGATACGCAAGGACACCCGCCCTTTCAAGGGAAGATAACCAGACGCTTATCTGCCCAGACTGCGGAACCCGTGAGGCACTTGCAAGCATGGGCGTGAGCAAGGAAGAACAGGAAGAAATTATCGAAACCATACACAGGTCAATCAGATAGCAGTTATATAAAAAGGCTTCTTCGGAGGTCTTTTTTGTTGCCATTTTTTACGAGGAGGTGAGGACAGTGGCACAGAGAGGAAGAAAACCAAAGCCTACGGCAGTAAAGGTGCTTGAGGGCAATCCGGGCAAGAGAAGCCTTAACACGGGCGAACCAAAGCCTGAGAAAAAGGCCCCGCGCTGTCCGGCATGGCTTGAGGATGAGGCAAAAAAGGAATGGAAGAGGATGGCGAAGCAGCTAGAGCATCTCGGCATCCTGACTGAAATAGACATGGCGGCATTCGCAGGATACTGTCAGGCATATGCGAGATGGAAAGAGGCCGAGGAGTTCATTACACAGCATGGAACTATCGTAAAGACTCCGAGCGGATACTGGCAGCAGGTACCACAGGTATCCATTGCACAGACCTATCTGAAGATCATGAACAAGTTCTGTGAGCAGTTCGGGCTTACACCTTCTGCGAGAAGCCGTATCGTTACGGACAGCGGGGAAGATAAGCAGAACGATGAAATGGAGCTTCTGCTTGTGAAAGGCGGTGCAGGATAATGTTTGATGAAGCAAAAGCAGACCATGCGGTCAATTTTATAAACTGCCTGAAACACACCAAAGGAAGGTGGAGGGGAGTTCCGTTTGAACTTCTCCCTTGGCAGGATGAGATCATCCGTACCCTTTACGGGACGGTAAAGGAAAACGGTTACAGACAGTACAACACCTGTTACTGCGAGATACCGAAGAAGAACGGAAAGTCGGAACTGGCAGCAGCCATTGCACTTTATATGACATGCGGTGACGGTGAGTGGGGAGCAGAGGTTTACGGCTGTGCTTCCGACAGGCAGCAGGCCTCCATTGTATTTGATGTTGCGGTGGATATGGTAGACCAGTGTCCGGCACTGAAGAAAAGGATCAAGCCTGTCATGTCCGTGAAAAGGCTTGTATATAAACCGACCAACAGCTTCTATCAGGTGCTGTCGGCAGAGGCATATACCAAGCACGGTCTGAATGTCCATGCGGTTATCTTTGATGAGCTGCATGCACAGCCGAACAGAGAACTGTTCGATGTCATGACCAAAGGTTCCGGTGATGCCAGAACACAGCCCCTGTTCTTCCTGATCACAACGGCAGGGACGGACAGGAATTCCGTGTGTTTTGAACAGCACCAGAAGGCACTGGATATCATTGAGGGAAGAAAAATCGACCCGACCTTCTACCCAGTTATTTACGGGGCAGCCGATGAGGATGACTGGTCGAGCGAAGAAGTATGGTACAAAGCCAATCCTTCCCTCGGATACACGATCGATATTGAGAAAGTACAGAATGCATATATCAGTGCAAAAGAAAATGCAGCAGAGGAGAACGTGTTCCGGCAGCTCCGTCTGAACCAGTGGGTAAAACAGAGCACACGATGGATGCAGATGGATAAGTGGGATGCCTGTTCATTTGCCGTGAATGAGGAGGAGCTTCTCGGAAGGGAATGCTATGGCGGACTCGACCTTTCAAGTTCCACGGATATCACGGCATTCGTGCTTGTGTTCCCTCCAAGGAATGATACGGAGAAATATGTGATCCTTCCGTATTTCTGGATACCAGAGGACAACATGAGACTGCGTGTCCGAAGGGATCATGTTCCATATGATGCCTGGGCCGCCGAAGGGTGCTTAAAGACCACGGAAGGAAATGTCATCCATTATGGATTTATCGAGCAGTTCATTGATGAGCTTGGCACGAAGTTCCATATTAAGGAAATCGCATTCGACCGATGGGGAGCTGTGCAGATGGTGCAGAACCTTGAAGGCATGGGATTTACCGTTGTCCCATTCGGACAGGGCTATAAGGATATGAGTCCTCCGACAAAGGAACTGATGAAACTGACCTTGGAAGAGCGGATCGCACATGGCGGACATAAGGTGCTGCGGTGGATGATGGATAATGTGTTTGTCCGTCAGGACCCGGCGGGAAACATCAAAATGGATAAGGAAAAATCCACGGAGAAAATTGACGGGGCCGTTGCAACCGTTATGGCGCTTGACCGGGCAATCAGAAATGAAGGCAGTGACGGAAGTGTGTATGATGACAGGGGCATTCTGGTATTCTGATGCAGCCGTGTATGATTCTGTAAAATCATAATCCGGCTGCATGTTTCTGTGCTAAGATATAGAAAAAGCACAGGGAGGCATTTCGTATGCAGGAAGAATTTTTTATGAACAGTATGGAAAAAGACCCGAAACTGAGCGGTGAGCACGGAGCACAGACAAGGAAATCCCTTGCACTGAAAGCAGAAGAGATACTCGGACTGGATCTGGAAACTGTGGTAGCGGATGATGACCTTATGTATGATTCGCTGATGAAACTGAAACCGCTTGAGAACCCAAAGAAAAATCCAATGCAGAATGCACTTAGGAAATATTATTACTACAGGAATGGGAAAGAGTTCCCAAGACTGAACAATTATCAGAGATGATCAGGAACGGCACTTCTTCGGAGGTGCTTTTTTTGTACCCATTTTTAGGAGGTGTCACATGGGAATTAAGAGTTTATTCGGATTCGGACAGGCGAGGGATAAGCCTGTGGCCAAGGCAGCAGATGCAGGATATTCGTTTTTGTTTGGAAGAACAACAAGTGGAAAGCCTGTCAATGAAAGAACTGCAATGCAGACCACGGCAGTATATGCCTGTGTCAGAATCCTTGCGGAGGCAGTCGCATCCTTACCGCTTCATGTATATGAGTATCAGGATGACGGAGGCAAGAAACTGGTGCACGACCATCCATTATATTATCTGCTCCATGATGAGCCGAACCCGGAGATGACTTCATTTGTGTTCAGGGAAACACTGATGAGCCATCTTTTAATATGGGGAAATGCTTATGCCCAGATCATAAGGGACGGGGCAGGAAGGGTGCTTGGACTGTATCCGCTTCTCCCGGATAAGATGGATGTGCAGCGGGATGACAAAGGCAACATCTATTATGTGTATTCCAGAAACAGTGATGAGAACCCTATGTTCAAGGAATACGGCAATATCAAACTGAAAGCCGAAGATGTGCTCCATATCCCCGGACTGGGATTTGACGGTTTGATCGGATATTCCCCAATTGCGATGGCGAAGAACGCTGTCGGCATGACGCTTGCCTGTGAGGAATACGGGGCGAGTTTCTTTGCAAACGGGGCAAATCCGGGCGGTGTTCTGGAGCATCCGGGCGTCTTGAAAGACCCATCAAAGGTGAGGGAGTCTTGGAACTCCGTGTATCGTGGCGTGAACAACGCACACAAGATCGCAGTGCTTGAAGAGGGCATGAAATATCAGCAGATAGGCATCCCGCCGGAAGAGGCACAGTTCCTTGAGACAAGGAAATTCCAGATCAATGAGATCGCAAGACTGTACAGGATACCGCCACATATGGTCGGTGACCTTGATAAGTCGAGCTTTTCCAATATCGAGCAGCAGTCCTTGGAGTTCGTAAAATACACACTTGATCCGTGGGTAATCAGATGGGAGCAGTCCTTACAGAGATCGCTCCTTCTGCCGGGAGAGAAAGGAAAGTATTTTATCAAGCTGAATGTGGACGGTCTGCTGAGAGGGGACTATCAGTCAAGGATGAACGGCTATGCGGTCGGAAGGCAGAACGGATGGTTTTCTGCAAATGATATCCGTGAGATGGAAAACATGAACCCGATTCCGGATGAGGAAGGGGGAAACCTGTATCTGATAAACGGTGCAATGACCAAACTTGCGGATGCGGGAGCTTTTGCAAAGACGGATACTGGGCAGCAGAACACTCCGGCACAGGAAAACAGCGGAAAGAGAGGTAAACGATGAAGCGGAAGTTTTGG